CTAAAGCCCAACTGTAATCCAGCTCTTACCTCGATCATCATGGTATCGAGCTGTTTGATTAGGGGATTTATGCCCCAGCAACTTTTGGGTGTCGATACCTTGAGCTTCATAAAGACGTTCTGCTAGAGATCGTTGTTCATGGAAAGTAGCCGGTGTGCCATCCCCCCAATTTATTTTTGCTCGATCACGGGCCTTGCTGAAATTCATTGTTATTGTGTTCGACTTAACCTGTGCACCTCGTTCTGCCATTGAGGTTGCCCGGAAGAAGTGGATTAGATATGGACTCACTGCATAGTCACGGCAACGTGCAACTACATCCCTCAAACTCCAGTCAATCGCGTTAAGCCTTAGTGATAGAGGGATCGCTAGCTTGCTCCCTGTTTTCTCCTGAACGACATGCAGATGGTCATCCCAAATATCGCTAAACTTCATGTTGGAAATATCCCCGAGGCGCTGACCAGTAACGAGCGCCAAAAGCATTGCATTGCCCATGTATTGATGTTGGGCATCAGCTATTGCGAAAATTTTTTGCCATTCGTCAAGGTTAAGACGTTGTCGGGTAATCCGTCGGCGTGGTTGTTTTGTAGCAAGAGCCGGGTTATAACCCGGCGGTACCTCGCCATAATGCTGTGCTTCTTTGAACACATCTATTAACACTGAGCGTATGACCTGAGCCATTCGCGGCTGGCCCTCTTCAACATAGGACTCCAGTATCTGGGCAACATCCCGAACATCGACGGATGAAATCAATTTCATTCCCACGCTCTCACGAAGTAGGGCTACTGGTTTAGCCTTTTGCTTATGAGTGTTCGGCCTGATATCACCATTCTCCAGTCTTTCATCCTGAATTTTCCAATAACGATCCAACCATGTATTCGTTGATATCGCTTTTCCTTTGCTGGAGGCGATCTTGTCACTGATAGCCAAAACCTGTCTGGTACGCTGTTCAGCTAGTCGCTCATTGGCTTCGATTGCTATTGCTGTTGCTTCGGCCTCGTTAGTTCCAAGGCTATGAAACTTACCTGTAATGGGATGCTTATACCGCCAGTAGATTTTATTTACCTTACGACTGTAGAGCGGATAAAGATTAGGTATCTTGACGTTGTTTTTACGTGGTCGGGCAGCCATCAGACAGTATCCTTTGAAGCATAGGCGAATCAGATTTTTTAATCACAGGCTGGGTTAAATTACCTGTAATCTCGGCATCTTCTCTTACCCGCCAGTATCTTCCTTCTTTGGTAGCTGGGGGAGTGAACATGCTCTCTTTAGCATATCGACGTAAAGTATTCAGACTTGGGGGATTACTCCGGTATTTTTCCGCAGCCCATTCTTCTAAAGTCAGCATTTGAAGCATGTGATTTACCTCATAATGGCCCATATCAGGGCCATTTTCTGAAATTAAAAAATCAGTGTTCAGTCAGACGCTGCCAGATTGCTGACACGTATTTGACCTGATGAAGAGCATCCGAAATAGCCTTGTGATGTTCTCCATCAAATGGGATCTCATAGCGAGGCTCGCAGCCAACGGCTGTACCCAACTCGACAACAGTTCTTACATCCCGGTTATTCCAGAATTTCCATGGGCAGGTGATCCCCGTCCGGTCATAAGATGCCTCAAGCAGGACATTGTCATAAGTGGCACCATTCCCCCAGACCTTCACAGAATCAGGGCCGTTAGCCGCATTCTCGGTTATAAACTCATTTAGCTGTAGTAGGGCATCATCGAGCGGAATTGCATCATCCATCACTAACTCAGAACGAGCTTCAGGCGAAGCTTTGAGCCAGAAGATTATGGTAGAGGCATCCGGAACCCCGCCGCTGGCCATGGCAGATTCCAGGCTAATCACTTTGTAAAATTCCGAGCCGGTATTACCTGTTGATGGATCAAAAAACACGGCCCCGATAGATACGACTGGTGAGTCAGCCTTTTTGCCAAAAGCTTCAATGTCGACCATAAGGTGTGTATAGAGCATTTCAGGCTCGGCATGATTATGATGACCGGAATCACTATTTATGGCAGTTGTGCTGCTATAAGTTCCAGTAGAGCTTGCGCTTGAGATAGTTTCTTCCGTGCCTTCTGATAACGCAGCACCGTCCGGGATTTCATCATTGCCAGTTTCTTCCATCTGCACATTATCAACGTACTCCGCCGCGGTATTTAGTTGGTCGATTACAGCGTTGCTGGTGGTCAGCCCTTCAATAGAAAAAAGACCATTACCAACTTTTTCGAGAACCGGCTGCGTGCCGCCGTCGACTTGTGCCCCTTCATTCTGGCCGCCAGTTTCAAAAGCAGAATCAGTCACTACCTCGTTTGTCCAGCTCACCTCAGGATTATGGCGCGCAGCCGCAAGAGTTTCGTCTGATTGAGCAGAATGATCGCTTTCAGTCAGGTTCGCGTTAATGAATCCGCTGAGACGTGCCGGATACAGGTAATGCTCCGGGTGAGCGCTGCGGATAAGTGCAAAGATAGCTGCACGGGAGTAATCCAAAACCCCCGGAGTTGCGCGAAGAGCTCTAGACCATTCTTTGAATGGACTTTCTTTTTTACTAACGATCTCTTTTGCCCGACGGAAAACACCACCTGGGATATCATAAATGTTGAAATCCATTGGTAACGTGGCCAGCGCAATCTCTAAATCGAGAGTGTCGAGATCATGTTTAAGGTCAGGGTTTCTGTCGGTCTTGTTGCCTCCGCCAGCATTCGTACCGCTTTCAGTACGCTGTATTTCTGCAATGCGATTGCCTTTGGCCCATTCTTTTACCAGCAGGCCGCGGTCAATGTAATCAGTCGCCGCCCAGATTCTGGTGAATCGGAGAACCAAAGCGAGTTCGTGACGCTTTTCCTGCCTGAACACTTTGCGAATGGCGTCGGTATAGCGCCACAGGTCTTTGGTGTCGTAACCCTTAACCTGTTCGCAGTTTTCTGCCGCCAGCAGCAGGTTCTGGAGATAGCTATTGTCAGTGTCCATCTCCAGCGCGCTGATACCTTCGTATTCATCGCGTGTAATGTGGTGGCGCAGTTTGTCGGAGGTGAACTGGGCGAGTAGCTGCTTGCGGAAGGGCATGCTAACGACTGGATAACGTGTGGTTTCGTCATCATTTTCGTCAATCTGGATACCGTTATCAGGTGCAAGCCCCTGACCTGCTATAACGCCGGTCTCACTGGTGCTTTCAGATTTCAGAGGGGTAAATTTGCCACTGCGCCAGTCTTCAACTAATTGGTTGCGATCGCTGGTATCTGCTTTAGCCCAGTCAGCCATGAATGCAGCGATATCTTCAGTTTCGTGCGCTTCATCTGGCGCGAATACCTGCTTAATCGCCTGAACGAGTTTCCACTCAGCGTTCAGGCTGAGTTCGGCAACTTCAGGGATGTCGTTCTTCGCCAGCAGCAGGTTCTGAAGATAGGTGTTGCCTTCATCCAGTGACATTTCGCTGGCAGCCAGCTGCTGCTCTTTAGTGATATGTGACTGGTATTTGTCGCTGTTCATGTGCACGGCAAAACGGACCGCTGGAGTGCGGTTTTCAAGAGGAACACTCTCGACGGTACTTTCGACTTTAACGGTCGGTTCCGGTGCTGCAGTGTTGTCCACGGCTTCAGTTGATCCAGCACCAGCCTTTGGCAGCCAGGTGCGTCCATCGTCCTGGAGTTCGTAGCGTTTGCACCATGTGTAATCCACTGTGCTTTCTTCCGGCAGGTCGTTGTAAACAGGGAAATCGGTACGGATAGGCTTGCTATAATCCTTGCCCCGGCCGGTTTCAATGCCAGCATCTTCCAACTCAACATCCAGCTGCAAATTGGCTCGTGCTTCTGATTTAGCCGTGAACCAGATAACGGCATCTTCTTTGCCGGATTTCTGCGTTGCCTTGATTAAATGAAAGAATTCCATATCGGGTCCTTAATTTTGGTTGTAAGATACCCGCAGCTAGTGATTGCCGCCTTGGGTAGTGGTCATTGGTCAAAACTCGATTCCGGAAAGCTTTGGTCGGCTGACCGGGTACTTAACCCGCCTTGCGCGGGTTTTGTGCTTTATGAAGCGGTGGGATCGCCTTTTTGAGCCAGGGCGTAGCAAATGCGGCGGATTACCGCCCAAAAATAGGGCAGATGTACGGCCTGGCACCGTGCTGGTTTTCTAGCGAAATCGGTCATAGTTGATCTTCTCCTGTTAATGCCTGCCTTTTAACCACCTCAGTCTCGATGGTATGCTGAAATTTGAAATCAGCCTGCAAGGACATAAAAATGGCAACCCGTCCAATAAGTGTTTATTGGTTCAAAAACCGCGACCAATATGATTCCTGCATAGAGTTACTGACAGATTCGTGGGTTCTACCTGACGATTACCGGGATTGGCTTATCCGTTTCAATCAGATGATTGATCGTTATGAACGCAGCGGTATCGAGGTTATCAAAGTAGAGATAGAGCCCAACGAGTTCACCAACTGGTGCCTCGCCAACGGGTGTGAAATAAGCACCAAGAGCTGCAACGACTTCGCTGTTTTCCATGGCGGACGCCAGTCGCTCCGCTACAGAGATTCTGATGGGGGAGATGAGTAAACAAGCTCGCCCTTCAATTCTGAAAATTTCGATATGCATTATTTCCTACCTTGATAGTTAACCTCTATGTCGGGTGAACCAGGGGTGTTAACTCATTTCGCCTTATCGCCGGCTAGCGGAACGTTAAACCTGCTGCGCGATTGTCTTGCCATCTCATCCGGTGTTTCGTATGCCGCCGGCAGCTACTTCGTGGGCGTCCTGCCTCGATGACTCGTTGCGATAGAGATATTATTATCAATACAATCGATATGTGTCAAATTAAATCGATAGATGGGGCGAGAAAAACCTAGGGTCATTGATGACCCGAGCACAAGAGGGTGAATTAAAAGAAAGGCTATTTGGTTGGCGGGATCAGATTACGTTTCTGCAGATAAGTCTTTGCAAAATTATCGAGCTCTTCAAGTCTAAGGTCTATTATCTTGATAATTCGTTCTTTTTCATCATCTGTTGGCAATTGTTCGAATGCTTCCAGAAGTCTTTCTTGAAGTTCTGTTGACGGCTTAACTTTTGGTTTTGGTGCCCAAGGATCGTGCTCTTCGAGGGTCTCACCATCCTCCATAAAGAACCATGAGAGTGGATACCCAGTCGCAGCGGGAAGAAGATTCAGTATTTCAGATCTGGGTAAAATGTCAGAATTGCACCAGCCATTAACAGATTGAGCCTTGACTCCCAGTCTGCGTGCCAGCTCAGATTGTGATATTTCGAGATCTTTTATCGCCTTTTGCAATCTCTTACCGAAGTTCATCTCTTCATCCAATTCATCTAGTTATTAGCAATTATACAGATTTTTTCTGTAGCTCTTACTATCGAAATAATTTGACGATATCGATTTAATTTGTTTTATTGTCACTCATCGTTAACTACTGGGAACAACTGATGAAGACATCAATTCAAAAAAAGCTCTTATCGATTTGCAGTCAGGCTGAGCTAGGACGCCGGATGAAAAGGAGAGCCCAAACTGTAAACGGCTGGTTTAAAAACAAAATTCCCGGAGAGCTTGTGCTCAAAGTGAGTAAGGCCGTTGATTGGCAAGTTACTCCTAATGAATTACGTCCTGATCTTTATCCCAATCCAAAAGATGGTTTACCTCAGAAGGAGGCTTAATCATGCAGTCAGCTACATATCAACATCATAACCAACGCTTGGCCGGACCGCTGAAAACTCAAAATCAATTTATGGCGCATCGGCGAGATAGCTTTAAGCACCGTTCAATACAGGTTGCAGTTCGGGAGTGGGAATCCACTTTGCCCGGCCAGGCGCAGGAAAAAATCGCTCAGTTGGTGGCAGAGCAGTGGACGAAGGAAGGGGGCCGAGGTATCGCGGTCAACAAACAGAATTTATTCCGGTATCTGAAAAACGAAGGTGGTTCGGAAAAATACACCGCTTACATCATGCAACTGTCGGGGGCAATCGTCGCCGCTATGCCTATTGAGATCGCCAGGAAGCATGGCCTCAGTAATGCCAGAACGGAAGCCGAGCTGGTGGCGAGCGCTATCAAAGAATGCAGTGAGGCACATCAGGCGAAGTTGCTGGGCGCACCGCTGCAAAAGCTTGAGAAGGAGATCCGCGAAGCGGCAATCGCGTTATTCAACATGTTACCTGCTGACGCGGCGGGACCACTACTGGCGAGTATCAGCGCCGTAGCGCCGCAATTTTTTTAATCGAGTTTTGATCAATGAATTCTACCCGGAGGCTTCATGAGCATTGATGCAATGCGGTGGGCCAAGAAAGTTAAGACCGGAAAATCCTCCAGTAAGGCGATCCTGACCTGGCTGGCTGATATGTGCGGTGCTGACTTGTGCGCTTATCCATCTGTCGCTGCGCTTGCAGAGGCTACTGAGATGGACAGAAAGACGGTGCTTGCAGGCTTGCAGCATCTGCAGGAAATCGGCCTGGTTGTCGATACAGGTGAACGGCGCGGCAGGACAAAGCAAATTCCTGTGTACAAGCTGCTCGGTGTTGAGGAAAGCATCCCCGATGCCGAACAGACCCAAAAACGGAACTCTTTAAAGGATCCCAAAAACGGGACGGTTAATTTGAACCGTACCGAAAACGGAACTGTTAATACAAACAGTGCCATTAACGGGACTATTTCAGGTGATAAGGGTACCAAAAACGGGATTGTTAACAGTTCGGAATTTAACCAAAGAGTACCGTTTTTCCCTTTAAACAGTCCCAAAAACGGGACACGGAATCTACCAAGGAACCATAAAGATCTAAACCCCACACATAGAGAACTGGTCGAACCTGTCATTCCTGATTATCCGGATCAGCCAGGTATCGGAATTGGGCTACAGCAGCCATTCGGCAAATTCCGGATGTTTAAAAACTGGAATCCAACAGCTGACTTTGCTCGACAGGCAAATCTGTGGGGCATGCCGATCAAGGCGGGCATAAATATCGAAGCCGAACTGAGCAGCTTCATCGCTTACTGGCAAGCCGAAGGGAAAGTGTTTCATCAAATTCAGTGGGAGCAGAAGTTCGCTCGCCACCTGGATCGCGCAAAGGTTCTGAAAGCACCACAAACGGGAGGTACCGAGAATGCATCAGTTCGACCACAGCCAGCAGCATCCCGGGCTGTTCAGCAAATACAGTCAGCACACGCAGAGTGGCGACGCCGGAACGGACTTGATGGCGACGGAGACGGCGTGGCGGTTATGGCAGGTGATGGGGGAAATCTTCTCGAACCGCTGGACGCAGAAGAATGGGGCAGAACCCACGGCCCTGTGGATAGCTCAGATAGGTTCGATGACTGAGAACCAGATCAAACTGGTTTGTCAGCAATGCATGGACCGTTGCGCAGTAGGTAATACATGGCCCCCGGATCTTGCTGAGTTCGTTTCGCTGGTTTCAGAGAGTGGTGCCAATCCGTTTGGGCTGACATCTGACCGCGTGATGAGTGAATACCGTCGCTGGCGTAACGAGTCGTATCGTTTTTCGGGTAGTGACAAATATCCGTGGCCGCAGCCGGTGCTATATCACATCTGCATCGAAATGCGCAGAACTGGAGTTGAGCGTCAGATGACCGAGGGGGAACTTAAAAAACTGGCAGAGAAATTATTAACCAAATGGACGAAGCACGTAAGCAACGGGCTTTCAGTTCCACCAATCCGTCGCCAGCTAGCTGCACCGCGGCATCCGGCAGGGCCAACTCCGGCACAGCTGCTGATGGAAGAGTACCAACGCCGTAAAGCGGCAGGTTTAACCAACTAATCGAGTATTGACCAATGACCAAAGTATTAACACAAAAACAGCAGGTAGCAGTGTTTGTGCGCTACCAACCGAACTGCGCCGTAGGGGATGTTGCAGAGGCACTGGATATGTCAGGTGCAACAGCAGGCAAATTGCTTCGTGACTTAAGCGACCAAGGCGTGATCGTTCGTTCGCGGAATAGTGTTCAGTACACATACGAGGCGGTACCACACGCGGATATTCCGGATGTAATCCTTCCGTGTATGGCGGAAAAAAGCGATCCAGTCAGGATGCAGGCCGCAGAGGAGAAAGCGAAGGCGCTTGAGGCAAAAGGCCTATGGCGAAGAGCAGCTGCGGTGTATTCAGAAATGTTTGGCATAGCTGGTAGTGCTGTTGAGGTCGCCCGTATCGCCAAGCGTCGTAAAGACTGCCTGCGTCAGGCGGGGAGGGCGTAACCGATGCCGAGACCAAAAACACAGAGTGAACGCAACCAAATCATATCAAGGATCATTGAGTTGGTGAAAAAGCATGGCCGTATCACGACGAAAGAAGTCGTTGGGATGTTCGATCTGCATCGCACCACCGCAGAGAAATACATACGAATAGCCATTGCACGGGGCGAATTGATCCGCTACGGTCGTTGCGGCATTTTCCGTGACCAACGCACAATAATCGATTTCGACCTGAAACGCTTCACACACCAGAAAGTAAGGTGAATGTAGTAGATGAAAATGCCGCTTAGCCGCGGCATCTCTATGCTCTTGAAGGTCCGCTATGAGCGAGGAGCGGAACTTGGCATTTGTCATAACCGCAGGGATGTAGGACTAACATTGGCGTGTAATAATCAATCGGTAGCCGGTCACGATGAGCGGTTAAGTTCAATACTACTAATTGTTTGATGGAAAACGTATGTAATAGGGAGTAACTTAAATGAAAGATCCTGTGTTGCCGCCAAATACATTTCAGTTATTTTAATAAAAGTTAAGGGTTACTATATGTTAGAGTTTAGGGTTATTGAAAGAGGTGGGTATATTCCTGCGGTAGAAAAAAATAAGGCCTTCCTACGGGCAGATGGCTGGAATGATTATTCATTTGTTACAATGTTTTATCTTACTGTCTTTGATGAGCATGGTGAAAAATGCGATATCGGGAATGTTAAAATTGGTTTTATCGGTCAAAAAGAAGAAGTAAGTACTTATTCATTAATAGATAAAAAATTCAGTCAACTCCCTGAAATGTTTTTTTCCTTAGGTGAAAGCATTGACTATTATGTTAATCTCAGCAAGTTAAGCAATGATTTTAAAAATAACCTTCTTAAAGGTATGCAGGATTTGGTAGTACGGCCAAATCGATTAGTCGACATTGAAAATGAAAGTGTCCTTAACACCTCATTACTTAGAGGGGTCACTCTTTCAGAAATTCATGGGCAGTTCGCACGCGTGTTAAATGGTTTGCCGGAATTGTCAGATTTCCACTTTTCATTTAACAGAAAAGGTGCTTCCGGATTCAGTGATTTAACTATACCTTTTGAAGTGGCGATTGATTCAAAGCCCAGCACGAACATTCATGCTTTTATCGGGCGGAATGGGTGTGGCAAAACAACAATTTTGAATGGGATGATTGGTGCAATCACTAATCCAGAAAGCAATGAATATTTTTTCTCTGAAAATAATAGATTTATTGAGTCACGAATCCCAAAAGGATATTTTCGATCGCTTATTTCAGTTTCGTTTAGCGCATTTGATCCTTTTACTCCTCCTAAAGAACAACCAGACCCTGCAAAAGGTACACAATATTTTTATATTGGACTTAAGAATGCTGCCAGTAATAATTTAAAATCACTAGACGATCTTCGTCTGGAATTCGTTTCTGCATTTATTGGTTGCATGAGAGCAGATAGAAAGAGACAACTTTGGCTTGAAGCCATCAAAAAACTAAGTAGTGATGAAAACTTTTCCAATATGGAACTCATCAGTCTCATTTCTAAATATGAAGAATTAAAACGTAATGAATCACAGATTCAAGTAGACAATAAGAAATTCACTAAATTGCTTTATGATAATATTCAGAACTATCTGCAACGAATGAGCTCTGGGCATGCAATTGTTTTATTTACTATCACAAGATTAGTAGATGTCGTTGGTGAAAAGTCATTGGTTTTATTCGATGAACCAGAGGTTCATTTGCATCCGCCTTTGCTCTCTGCTTTTTTACGAACATTAAGCGACTTACTCGATGCACGCAATGGTGTAGCAATAATTGCAACTCATTCCCCAGTAGTACTGCAAGAGGTTCCAAAATCCTGCGTGTGGAAAGTTCTGCGGTCAAGAGAAGCAATGAATATTATCCGTCCGGATATTGAAACTTTTGGTGAGAACTTAGGTGTTTTAACTCGTGAGGTGTTTTTACTTGAAGTGACAAATTCAGGATACCACCATTTATTATCACAGTCCGTTGACTCAGGGCTTTCTTATGAAGCTATTCTAAAAAATTATAATGAACAGATAGGATTAGAAGGACGAACTGTTTTAAAAGCGATGATAATGAATAGGGATGAAGGTAAAGTACAATGAAAAAACTACCTCTCCCAGTGAGAACTTATAGCGAAATGCTTAATAAGTGCTCGGAAGGTATGAAGCAGATAAATGTTAGAAATAACTTCATTGCTCACTTCCCCACTTTTTTGCATAAAGAACAGCAATATAGGGCATTAAGCTCAATAGGTCAGTTATTTACCTACGTTAGGACACAACCTCTTGCACCTACAACCTTGGTAGTTGGTAACCTAACAAAGGTTAAATTAGAAAACCTTTATGAAAATAATCTCCGAGATAAAAACAAACCCGCTAGAGAATATTACGATGACATGCTAGTTTCATCAGGTGAAAAATGCCCATTTTGTGGTGATATAGGACAGACAAAAAATATCGATCATTTTCTTCCTGTTGCACATTATCCTGAGTTTTCGGTGATGCCTATTAATCTAGTTCCGTCGTGCCGCGACTGCAATATGGGAGAGAAAGGTCAAGTTTTCGCAGTGGATGAGGAACACCAAGCGATTCATCCCTATATTGACAAGGATATTTTCTTTCGTGAGCAATGGATATATGCTAATTTCGTTTCCGGAACCCCGGGAGCTATCAGTTTTTATGTTGAATGCCCGGCGACCTGGCGGCAGGAAGACAAAAACAGAGCTATTCATCATTTCACGCTTTTAAATATTGCTAACAGATATCGCTTGGAGGCAGGAAAACACTTGAGTGAAGTGATTACTCAAAGAAACTCTTTCGCAAGGGTTATAAGACAATTTAGTCCAACCGCTACCTCTCAGCAGCTACGGTCGGCATTTATTGAAGCCAATCTGAAACCTATTATAGATTTGAATAATTTCCCCAATTATTGGAAAAGAGTTATGTATCAGTGCTTGGCAAACTCAGCAGAGTTTTTCAGAGGGATCTAGAACATGATGAAAGATAGAAAATTAAGACGCTTATTGAAAGTGATCGCATACTTTTAAAATGAAGGGCTATTTTTACAAAATCTGGTAGTAATTTGCTAACCAATTCCTGGGCAGGTCATTGGCAACAGTGACCTGCCCCGAGAAGGATGTTTGCAATGTTCGTTCCTGGCACAGAACGGACTGGCTAACTGGGAATGGGCCCACTGTGAGAGAGGAGATGACACCCTGTTTCACAAAAAGTAGCATTGTTCTACAAGCAGCTTTCATAATGAGGTTTTATGAAAATAAGAAGGTTCCGTAATGGGGATGAAATCCCATTATTTAACGTGTTTTATTCTTCTGTACATACCATCGCATCAGACTACTACACACATGAACAAATTGATGCTTGGGCCCCGGCAGAAATCGACTTGGAACAATGGGCCAATCACATGAGGCAACTACGCCCTTTTGTTGTAGAGCTTGATGGTGAAATAGCTGGATATGCAGATCTCCAACCAAATGGGTACATTGACCATTTTTATGTCTCAGGAATCTATTCAGGACAGGGGGTAGGGACGTTACTAATGAATTGCATTCATGAGGAAGCGAGGCAACATGGAACTAGTGAGCTTACTTCAAATGTAAGTAAGGCTGCGGAAGCGTTCTTTCTACGACACGGCTTTCATGTAGTGGAGAGAGGTTTTCCTATTTGCCGTGGAATTACATTAGAAAATGCACTGATGCGAAAACATTTGGCAAAATAATAAATAACCTGCAGCAGGCAGCATTGTTTGCCTGTTTGAGCTCAACAAACCAGTACAATGAATGTCCGCTCCTTTCACACTGGGGAATTATATGGCACAGCCAAAAATTACATCCTGTGATAAGCACTTGAAATATAGATTAAATCGTTGATTTAAATTCTTTTTTTAGTAAGGCATAAACAAATGTACTGTCATATCTTTCCTCGCCTTCATCCGTAATAAATGAAACAAACTCTTTAAAGCAACCCTCCTGTCGCATACCAAGGCGGGAGCACAATCTTTGAGAGGACAGGTTGTAGTCTTCAACGTACGCATAGAGACGCCTTGCCTGTTTCACGTTAAACAAATATTTAAACAGGGCTCCAACTGATTCTGTTGCATACCCGTACCCTTCATAGCGCTGATTGAAGTGCCAACCTACGGACCACGTATTAGCATCTGGCTCGCCACTATTTTCTGCAAACAGATGGCCAATAAGGAGGTCGGCCTCTTTGAGGCAAACAGCAAATTGGCTTGGATCTTTTGCCCTTCTGCATACTTCATCTACGGCATCCTCAACTGAGTTGAGCGTTTCATCCTGAAAACAGGGAGTACGTGGCGAAGATAGATAATCCAGAAGTGCTAAAGCATCACTCTCTTTAAATGAACGAAGAATGAGTCTGGGTGAAATGGCTATTGTCATGGCTTGTCGATTCCATTAAAGATTAGTTATATGGTGCTGATTTAATGAAGAATTTATTGGGTGAATAATACTTGCTTCGACATTAACGCCCACTGTCTCGTTTGTAAACAACATAATCATACTTTAACAATTCGTGCTGTTAAGACGTTGATCAAACTTCTCCATAAGTGTACTGTATAAACATACAGCTTTTGCGGTGGAGGCGCTTATGAAAGTTGAATTAACCATTGATCGTACTAAAGAACTTCCAGAGGGTGCAGTCCCGGCACTTGAGAGAGAATTATTAAAACGACTCCAGAGTCAGTTCGATGAGTGCTGTCTGATTGTGCGTCGCGCAGGTTCCGATGGGTTAAGTGTTTACGGTGGCGAAAAAGAAGCCAAGAAGAAGGTTGAGGAAATCCTCCAGCAGACCTGGGAAAGTGCAGACGACTGGTTTTATTGAAACAGCATGCAGAAATTTTCCAGTTTGGAGGGGAGATTGGTGAAGCAAAAAGAAGAATTACCTAACAATGGCTACGCGATTATCAGATGCAACGATGGGGTTATCGTTGCGAGACTGCACTCATTTCCAGATTGTGACCGCGCTTTGATGTATAGGCGTGGAGATATGGTGTCGTTTACTCCTTTGCGGGACGAAGAAATTATTGGTACACCAACGCTATTTACCCAAATGTTGGAAAAAGCAGGATATCGTGTTCATTTGCCGTCAAGTTAGTTTCAGGCAAGTAAACATTTCAATTTTGAATATAGAGTTGTTGGTGCAGCAATAACTCTATGTTCTCATTCTCGGAATCGACTACATGGCATTCTGTAGATGAATCCCCTTTCCATACGTATATCTCCTCCCAACCTACTGTTTTAGAGATAATAAAAAACTACCAATTTTCGTTTTTTGTATCTTTCCACATTGACTTTAAAGCAGCTCGGGAATAGCATAAAACAACTGTATGTATGTACAGTTTATTGGTGTTATTTATTGATTTTAAAGTCAAAGAGGAATTTTATGCCTAACGAAGATACTATTAATGTTGATGGTAGTTCTGGCGGTAAAGATAGCGGCATTCATTGGGGTGGCGGCGGTAATGGAGGCGGTAACGGATCTAATTCATCCGGTGCAAACCTCTCTAGTACGCCCGAGGCGCAGAAACCTGCTGCATACGGTGTACCCGCTGTCATCGGCGTTTATGATGGTATGTGGGGTTTTACCTTGTTTACCAAAACGACGCTTCAGGAAGCCATGCAAGCTGCACTTACGCGCCTTGAGCAAGGTGCCGTCGCTGCAGCTCCGCTTGCCGGCCGTCTTTTAGGAGCAACTATTGGCGCTCTGATTCCATCCGAAATCGCCAAAGACGATCCCCGTATGATGGCGACGGCTCATCTGGTTAACTCTTTGCCATTTGATAAAGTCTCGACCACTCTTCCCGCTGCATTACCGACTCAGAAAGCTACAGTTGTTCACACTCGAATTGCTGATATTGTTGATGAGGATGGTAAACAGCATATCGCTGTGGTCAAAAGTAAAAACATGCCGATGAGCGTTCCGGTTGTCGATGCGAAACCAACGAAACGCGCAGGGGTTTACACTGCTGGTGTAGTTCCGGGTAAACCGGATCTGCACGTGAAAGTTGATACGGGGAAAGCACCGGCTGTATCACAATCACAATCAAAAGGTATTCAAAAAGAGCAGGGACCATCTCGTTTCCCGGGGTTCACTTCTGGCCAAAGCACTCACGAAGCCGTGGTTCGTTTCCCTGATGGCAAAAGCCCTCCTATTTATATTTCCGTGACAGAGGTGAGCACCCCTGATCAAGTTAAAAAGCGACAGGAGGAGGAGAAACGTCGTACGCTGGCTTGGGCTTTAAATAACCCGGTTGATGCTGCAGCTAAAGAAGATAAAGACGCCGGAGATGAGTTGAGTCGTGCTCAAGGCGATATTGTAAAAGCTCAGGCGCGAATTAACAAAGCTGTTCAGGCGATCCCTCTGCGTAAGAGTGAACTCGACGAGTCTAATAAACGTGTAGAAAATGCAAAGAAGTTCGTTCAGGAAACTTTAAAATATGCTCATGACCAGAGTCATCCTGGCCATCGTGTATTCCAGCAAGCTGGTTACCAATTGGGGTTAGCCCAGGAGGATGCCAAAAAACGGCAAACAGCCTACGATGCATCCCTTAAAGAAAAAGTAGATGCTGAGAAAGCTCTGAGTGTTGCTGTCGAAAGCCGTAAGCAGAAGGAGCAAAAGAAAAAGGCTTCAGAGCAAAAACTGGCTGACGAAAAGAAAAAGCCGCGTAAAGGTGCAAAAGATTATGGCCATGATTATCATCCTGTTCCAAAAACTGATGAAATTAAGGGGTTAGGTGACCTGACCAAAGGTGCACCTAAAACACCTAAACAAAATGGTGGCGGTAAACGACCTCGCTGGTATGGTGATAAAAAGAGTAAAATTTACGAATGGGATTCCCAGCATGGGGAGCTTGAAGGTTATCGCGCGAGTGATGGTAGCCATCTGGGCGCGTTTGACCCTGCATCGGGTAAGCAGGTCAAAGGGCCAGATCCGAAGCGCAACATTAAAAAATATCTTTGAGAGGGATTTATGGGCTTAAAAATTCGCATTAGCTGGTTCGATAAGAAGACAGAAGATTTCAAGGGCGAAGAGGTATCTAAAGACTTTGGAGAGGATAGTTCAGTAATGGAGAGCCTCGGTCTTCCAATGAAGGACAACATCAATAACGGTGAATTTGATATGGATAATGGGTGGGTGCCATTCTTGCAACCGCATTTCCAGAATCGAATTGATACCAGCAAGTTCAATTACTTTGTCGCCTTCGATTATCGTGACAAATGGTAATTTGTCACTGACTATGTAATGTTGAAACCGGGCTTAGGCTCGGTTTTTCTTTATATTGCTACAAATAAATAATGTATTCCTTTCTGTTTTCGTATCACTCTCAACTCTGTTAGACTTAATTCATAGGCCTGAACACCCTATACCTGCTGCGCCACTGGAGACAAACCATGGCGCAAGAAAAGATCAAAATTAATTCCTCACTGACCCTTATTAGGGCCAGCGATTTTCTTTTGCCTCTGCAACTGCAGGAGGTGGCATGAAGAAAAGCTGGTTCACTCACACCGGTCTGACAACCGAAGAAGCCAATGAGCTGGTGGCACGCTATAAGTCTAAAGGCGTTCAGGTCGAGAAAAGCCTTGATATTGACCCTCGACTTTGGATAGTCAGCGCATTACTACCTCAGCAAAAATCCTCAGCTAAGACGGCGCAAAGTATGCGTTCCCGGGCATGGGGGTGATCGTGACCGTCTACAACATCCTCCCGATGGGTAAGCCACGCATGACGCGTGCAGACAAATGGAAAAAGCGCCCTGAAGTTATGCGTTACCGGGCCTTTTGCGATCACGTCCGGCTGCTGGGCATTTACATGCCAGAGTCAAATTCACACGTTACCTTCGTTCTTCCAATGCCGAAGAGCTGGAGCAAGAAAAAGCGCGCAGAGATGAACGGGAAGCCCCATCAGGGTAAGCCCGATCTTGATAACCTGATGAAGTCTTTGATGGATGCGCTCTTCGAAGACGACACGCATATCTGGGATTCAAGGATAACAAAGCTCTGGGGCGAGAACGGGCAGATCATTATCAGGGAGAGCGAGTGATGCGTGCGCTTCTTCAACCTGTGATTGCGCGGGAGCTGGGTGTCGTACTGTTGAAGCCAGGAAGAGAGCTGATGGAGTTGTTCACCGCAGGAAGAGTGCTGATCGAGCGCCAGCCAGAAAGTATGGCCGGGTATCAAACTGGTCGTGTTTCAGATGCGCGGCAGCCACTGGCTGAAAATGAGCAGCTGCGAAGCTTCTTTTTGAATAAAAAGGTACTGACTGCAGCTGGTGGCATAAGCGGGCTTGATTACTGGTTGCTGAAGTATGGTGGCGGACATTGCCAGTGTGCTCACAGTGATTACCACTATCATGAACTAACCATCATGCACCATGAGCCGGGCTCCATCCTGCTTTGTGGCTATTGCGACAATCAGTTGCGAGAGCAGCATACCGAGGCGCTGGCAGAGCTGGCATGCAGAAACGTAATTGCCTTTGTTCTGGATTCTGTTCGTATTTCTCTCGGTATCGACAAAAGCCGCGAGATTTCCCTCCCTGAACTCAGCTGGTGGGCTGTTCGTAAGACTGTAACGGATGCCTTACCGGAATGTTGCGCCCGGGAAGTACTTCGTTTACCTGAAGAAAGCAGGATTGGTCGCGAAAGCGATGTTACGCCTGCAGTACCGGCCACCAGCATCCTTGGGGAATTAGTGTCAGCCGTTGACCTGCCTGATGCTCAGACAGAACCGCTGGTGGGTGTAGTGGTGGATCAAGCGCCGCCTCAGTCTTTCATGCGTCGACCAAAGCGTCTGCGCTGGGAAAGTCGCGATTATCTGAATTGGGTGAAAACACAGCCCTGCGAATGCTGCCAGCAGCAATCAGACGACCCGCATCACTTAATCGGATGGGGGCAGGGTGGCATGGCAACAAAAGCGCACGACATCTTCTCCATTCCACTTTGCCGAAAACATCATACCGAACTGCATAACGACCGCCTGGCATTCGAGCGCAAATATGGCTCGCAGCTGGAAATGATCATTAGAGTGCTGGACCGGGCCTATGCGCTCGGCGTTCTGGCGTAAGGAGCTAATTAGGATGACACCACGTCAACGCCGTAATCATATTGAAGCCCTGGGCAAAGCAGCTTCTGCGCCACGCAAAAGCTGGTTAGGTAAAAGCATGCTCCTGACCAGTATTCAATCCGCATGGATTAAGTCTCTACTGACAACATGGGGAGACGGGGTAAGCGGTGGAACAGCCCCACGATTGCCTCGCGCTCATGCATGCTGGGATGTTCTTAAGGGCGGGCGATGGTCGGATAAGGCATTGTCTCGCTTTACAGCTGCACTAGAACAAGCTCGAGCAGAGGGATTCAGAGGGCCGCAGGCGTTAAATCGTGCTCACGCCATTTTGTGGCCACAGCCCGCCACCAGCATCATTGATGAAGCTATGCACAATGATGACGTTGATTTTGTCGAGCAGTCAGTGCTACAGGCGCTTGATGTAAATGACCCGGTTTATATCGTCGGTCTGCAGTATTACACCACACGCAAAAAAATCTCAGACATTACGCGGGAACTACAGTCTATCGCACCGTGGCTAACGGATTGGGAGGCCAGAAAACGAGTTCGCTGGTGCCTGGAGATATTCAGGGCGAAGGTCTTTTTATCTACGCGGAAACTCATGGCTGAGCAGAGTTGAATGATTGGATTTTAACTTTTCGTGCTCTAATTCTATTTATATATTGAAAACGAGCCAGGAATTTAGATAATTCATTCATGCTTGGCAGAGCTGCGCCGCGATGGCAGCGAACTTAAGCGACAATTTGAATATAACAAAAGCCCCGCCGGTCGGGGCTTTTGTTTTACGGCGATANGACAGGGGTATTCGCGAAGGTGCATTCCACCAGTACCCCTGTCATATCGCCGAACTCACCAGACATATTCGACGTAAAAAAAATTTTAAGGGCCCGGTGTTGCAAGCTATGGTTTATCCCTTGTGTTGACAGTTTGTTGATCCAGTTTGAATTAAACTGCGTACAATAAATGTACAGGGAGAATCTATTGTTAAAGATACTCAAAACGCTGGCGTTGGTAATCTGTTTTGTGGTTAGCTGTGCAATGTACTTTCATCTCTATGTAGTGATGAATAAGGATTGTATTGGGAATACCACAGAAGAGGTGACCTATGGGCGTCTGGATGATTGCCCTGATACTGATTGCCAGCCTTATAGCTGGAGTTGTTATTTACATTGATGTTATCTCGGATTTCATTATCGATGCCAATTTCCTTCATCTCCCATAGATGTTTTTGCGTGAGCGCTGCTTTTCGCAAAATTGCTGTGTGAAAATACTGACCCTTGGGTTCAGCGCTCATCCAAAAGCATCTCGTCAAAATCCAACTAACCGGGGTGGTTTGTTGGATGAGGTGCCTCAAATTCAAATAGCCTCGCTTCGGCGAGGTTTTTTCATTTGTAAGACCTCCATCAGGTGGCGATGTCTAATCCCATTGACCGAAGGAATAAGTTCAGCGTAATTTATTTCTGTGGTGAATCCTTTCTAAGCGAAAGGGCGTTCCAGTCGACTGCTATCTGCAGGTATGCGCGCGGCTTTGCTAACTGGGGTAGAGTCACCGGGAGGCACCCGGCACCATGACAACAATAATACAAGCTTCAAATTCCTTGAGAGCCTGCCATAAAAAGCAGGCCTTTTTTTATGGTTTTGCAAACTGCTGCTACTCTTTGAGTTGTGGGAAGTAACTGAATGCCCTGTGGTTCTCCTGGACCGATAGTGAATCAGCCGATACAGCTTCACTCCTGAGCATAGGCCTTACTCACACCTACCTTACAAATAGTCAACTCATTAGCCCGCCTTCAAAAGCGGGCTTTTTTTATTCTCACGACAGCACCCGCATAGAGCGAGGTGAGAGCATGTATCGAATGGACAAAATAACTACTGGCATTTCCTACGGCGCATCGGGAGGTAGTGCCATTTACTGGTTTAGAAGACTTCTTGACGGTTACTCCCCAGAGCAGTGGGCGGCTATAGGTGTGATCGGTAGTTTACTGTTCGGCTTGCTCACCTTTCTCACCAACCTCTATTTCCAAATCAAAGCAGACCGTCGAAGAGCTGCGCGAGGTGAATGATGTCTAATAAATCAAAACTCAGCGCAGCAGTGCTGGCACTAATCGCATCAGGTGCATCTGCTCCACTCATTTTTGACCAGTTCATCAGCGAGAAAGAAGGCAATGCGCTGGTGGCCGTTGTTGATCCGGGTGGGGTCTGGTCTTTATGTCACGGCGTTACCTTTATCGATGGCAGACGTGTTGTTAGGGGCATGACAGCCACTGAGGAACAATGCCGGAAGGTTAACGCTATTGAACGCGATAAGGCATTAGCTTGGGTTGATCGCAATATCAAAGTGCCTCTGACAGAGCCGCAGAAGGTCGGTATAGCATCCTTCTGCCCGTACAACATTGGCCCGGGTAAATGTTTCCCTTCGACCTTCTATAAGCGCATTAACGCCGGAGATCGTAAAGGGGCATGTGAAGCAATACGCTGGTGGATTAAGGACGGTGGACGTGATTGTCGCCTAACTAAAGGCCAGAAGAATGGTTGTTATGGACAGGTAGAGCGGCGCGATCAGGAAAGCGCGCTAACTTGTTGGGAGTTAGGACAATGAAAATTAATCCTGGTCTGGTCGTCATTATCATTATTGCTGGCCTGTCACTTGCTCTCGTAAAGAGTTGTGCTGATGTCAAAAATATCAAGAGTGATAACGATGTGCTTCGCAGTGATAACACGCTACAGGGGCAAGTGATTGCCACTCAGGCTTTCAATTTCAGCCGATACAATCAGGTTGCAGAGCACGCCAACAGGCTTAATTCGCTGATTGATATCAGCACCGAAGAAACTGTAATCGAATACCGGGAGATTCTCCGCCGTGAAAAAACCTGTGATTTGCCTGTTCCTGCTGACATTGCTGGTGGGCTGCTCGAATACGCGCACAGTTTACGTGCCAGCGCCATGTACACCGATACCGGCAGACCTAACCAAGCCGATGATCGTACCGCTGCCGCCAGCTCAATGACCTATTGCCAGGCTGTCCTGTGGATTAAGCCGCTGCTGGCAGTTATTGAGAAAGGTAACAATAACTTTGCTGGTGTTCGTGAGATTGAGTTTCAGCGTCAATCCAGTTCACTGACCTGGAATCAATAATGCTGATTCTGTTTATCCTCCTAGCTATATGGCTCGATAGCTGCGGGGAAGAGGGCTGGCCCGATGTTAGCCCGTCTATTTCTCAGCTGGTGATCCTGAGAGAGCGTCTGGTGCATAGCAAGGGGCTATGTTGAGAAAAGAGCCGAGAGCATTACAGCAGGCATTCCTTGAGTACCTGCGATAATGCCTTACTCATCAGACATGCTTCACTCGCTTAGCACTCGAGGCAGCGCTTAATATCCGAAAAAATCAACTTTGATGGGATGCTCGCTATCGGAAGTTAGATACCTACCAGGGTAGAATAACCTCCTTAAATCATGGAGGCTTTATGTTGCAGGCGATTTTGGGAGCAAGTTGGGCAAACATCTGGGCATCGATTTCGGCAATTTTTACATTATTGGCAGTTATTGTTGCTGGGTTGGCACTGTTACGTTGGAAAAAACAAGATGAGTTGAAGGCTAAGATGGCTTTTAAACAAGCTATTGCAGATTACCTTTACGCCTTACTCCTTCTTCCTGATGACTTAAGTGATGAGAAGGCATACGCCGATTATTACGACTTAAGGATGAGTTTGATTTCAAAATTTAATCAATGCCGTAATACTTTTCTTTATTGCGAAGGTTTGCTTGATAAGGAGATCGATGTTCTGGCTCACTGGAATAATATTTACTCGCATCATTCATCTTTTCTTAAAGGAGAGGACGGTAGCACTGTTCTGCATAATGCGTGTGACAGCATTCTGAAGATAAGATTCGTCTTTAAGTGAAAGCCGGGTTTCCCCGGCTCTGCTTCAGAACATATCCATCTGCGGTGTAGCACGGGGATCGTATTCATCAACAGCAATCCCCAGTTTATGCGTTTACCAGGGTAGAATAATCTACTTAACTCAAGGAGGTTTTCATGTGGCAAACAATCTACGCTTGGCCGTGGGCAACAATTTGGGCTGCAATATCTGCAATATTTACAGCTGCAACCGTAGGTATTGCGTTTTGCGCGATGAAAGAATGGAAAAAACAGGAGCAGTTTAAGGCGAAGGTAAATTTTAAATCAGCCGTCGCCAAATACGCCTATTGCCTGGTTGCGCTTCCAAGCCATTTGAGCCCTCCGGGAACCACAAGGGATAATCCAGCGAAGATTGATGAGCTGACTGATTTATTGGCTGAAGCCGCTTTTGCTTGGTTTAGCCTGGAGGGTTCGTTGGTGGACAATAAGCATGTGACGGAATCTTGGCTTTTCATCAATGACAATCATATTCGATATGTGGATGGCGAGATTTCCTATCATGAAATTCATACGCACTGCGCTAATATAGTCACCAAGCCAATTAACAAGAAGTAAGCCGGGTTTTCCCGGCTTTGCTTTAGAACATATCCAACTGCGGTGTGGCGTGGGGATTGTACTCATCAACAGCAATTCCCAACTCCTTTCTGAACCACCGCGCGACCAACTGTCGATGGCAAAACTCTCCCGGCGGCTCCCAGCACAGCAGTACAGGCTCACATCTTGCCAACAGATGCAGCTCATTCCAGGTCTGTTCCGGATTCAGCTTCGCCAGTATCTCGTGCTCATAGAGTTCGATATAGCGGGAAACTGAAACCGAGTTAAACCATTCCCCCGGCGCCAGCTTCTTAAACGTGTGATAACTCGCGTGGGGGGGGGGCGCGTCGCGTACCGGGCAATGCTGATTCCGCCTACAAGGACCAGCTCGATCAGTTTTTAACGTTGCTTAGATACCATAGTGCGAACCTCATAAGGGGGTAACTCAGTAGTGGATTGTTTAATTCATTGTTTTTAAATAAAAAAATAATGAGGTTAGGAAAACTTAAGTCCAATTAAAGCCAAAATCGCAGGTATAGCTTTGGCGGCGATTGTAAAAATCACATGGAACTTAGTTTTTTCTTTTAGCTTACTCAAGTCGTATCCAATCCATATGACAGCGAAGGCTATACCAATCCACGCTAAAGAAACTTTTAAATTATTTTCTTCCAACAGCGCAGCATTAAGCGCGGCGGCGTAGGGAATGCTGAAAATAAAGGCAATCATTAGCACCATGCATGTTTTGTTGTCACTTGGATGATGCGGTTTTTTCTGTGATGTAATTGCGAAGGTGCTGAGTTGCTGATTAGTTGTCATATGTATATACCTTAAAAGATTTAAGCAAAGTATAATAAATGAATTAGCTGGTATTTATTACCTCCAATTAATAGTAGGGTGCTAGCGAAGGAAGGTGCGAGTTAGATGAATGAACCATGAAACTACCAACTTAAACCCTTAATTTGTGGGGGCGAACTTAATAAAATTCAGTTCATGTTGGATGTGGTTAATATGTGGGCTTTATAATGTATAATTATTAGCTTGATCTCATTTTTATAAGTTGGGATTGCAAGTCATCATGGTTCTTATAACTCGCCAATGTAATTAAGTGGGGGGGTTATTAAGCATGAATGACAACATTTATAATGGAGTGAGGTTAATGCTCAAACTCATCAATATTAAGACAATTAGCTATGCCCCCTCGTATTAAAAGACCTTGTCGCCATATGGGGTGCTCAGCGGTAGTGAATGATTCATTTGGCTACTGTGATCTCCATCAAAAACATGCCAGTGAAGGATGGCGCAACTATCAGAACGGTAAAAGCCGACAAGAGCGTGGTTATGGGCGTCCCTGGGAAGTCAGGCGTGCACGTATCCTTCTGCGAGATAAACATATATGCCAGGAGTGTCGACGCGCTGGCATCGCAACACGTGCAAATACCGTCGACCATATCCTTGCCAAGGCTCACGGAGGAACGGACGATGATTTCAATCTGGAGGCATTGTGTTGGCCATGCCATCGAGCCAAGACTGCAAGGGAGCGTCTCCGGTGAAACTCGGCCGGTCAGCGCATGGGGAGGGGGGGATCAAATCCTTAACCCCTTTCGCTTTTAAGGACTGCCGCTCCCGGTAGTTTTTTGCGCGTGAGAAATAAGAATTTTTTTTTGATGATTTTTGAGGTGTTTCGCTATGAGTACCGGAGTGAGATCGCCGGGTGGAGGCCGTAAGCAGAAGAAGACCGGAACGCAGGTCAGTTCTCTGACTCGTGCAGTTTCACCGCCGGATGAACTGCTGGGTGAGATGGCGATCGATGCCTGGAAACGAACCTGTAAAATTCTGATTAATCGTGGTTCGTTTGAAATGGAGGACTGCTATCTGCTGATGGAATATTGCAATACGGTGCAGCTCCTTTACGACGCGAACCAGGAAATAAAAGCTGATGGGATTGGGGATGAAACTGCTGCCGGTGGGCAGAAAATGGGAGCTGCAGTAAAGGCGCGGGATAAGTATATCTCACAGCTTATCCGTCTTAGCGTAGTTCTGAAACTTGATCCCAACAGCAGAGCCAGAAAACGCGCGCCGGGCGAAGAAAGTAAATCCGGCAATGAATTTGACGAATTTTGATTGGGACGATGTTCCCAATTCTTAGGGACTTATTATGGCCGCGTACCCGAGCGTCAATATGGCGAACCAGTATGCGCGGGATGTGCTGAACGGGAAAATACTTGCCTGCAAGAGCATCCAGCTGGCATGCCAGCGCCATTTTAAAGATCTGAAAATTTCTCTCGATAAGGATTACCCCTACCGGTTCGACCGTGAACTGGCGGAACGCGCCTGCCGTTTCGTTCAGCTTTTACCGCATTCCAGCGGTGATTTAGCCGGTCAAAAACTGAAGCTGGAACCCTGGCAGGCGTTTGCATTCAGCTCAATTTTCGGCTGGGTCACGAAAAAGACCAAAAAGCGCCGATTTCGCGAAGCGTATATCCGGGTGGCCAGGAAGAACGGGAAATCGTTTTTCGCGGCAGGCATTGGCACGTACATGTTCTGCGCTGACGGTGAAAACAGCGCGGAAGTGTACTGCGGGGCCACCACGATGGCGCAGGCGAAAAAGGTCTTCACCCCAGCCAGGCAGATGGCAGATCGCCTTCCGTCGCTCCGCTCAAAATTCAGTATTTCGGTCTGGGTTGACAGCCTGACCCGTCCTGACGGTTCGCTGTTCGCGCCCATCGCCGGGAAGCCTGGCGACGGTGACAGCCCACACTGCGCAATTATTGATGAATATCATGAGCACGATACGGATCACATGTATGAAGCCATGACGCTGGGCATGGGCGCACGTTCGCAGCCGCTGACGCTTATCATCACCACGGCGGGTACGTCGCTGGAATCGCCATGCTACGACAAGGATAAGCAGGTCAAGGAGATGCTCAACGGGCATGTGCCTAACGACCGCCTGTTTGGCCTGGTTTATGAGCTCGATGAAGGGGACGACTGGACCGACCCGACCAACTTCATTAAAGCGAACCCTAACCTCAACGTGTCGATATCGTATGACGATCTGCTGGCGGAGATGGAGGTCGCTAAACAGGTTCCGCGCAAGGTCAACGCCTTTAAAACGAAGCGTCTGAATATCTGGGTATCCGGTAAAGCCGCGTTCTACAACATGACGCAATGGCATGCTGCAGCCGATAAATCCCTGCGCTACGAGGACTTTGCCGGCGAGGATTATTACCTCGGTCTGGACCTTGCCCAGCGCCTGGATCTTAACGCCGGTGTTGGCGTTTTCGTACGCGAAATTGAGGGTAAGAAACACTACTACTGCATCAGGCCGAAATTCTGGGTACCGGAGGACACGGTCCGGAGCACGGACCCGAAAATTGCCAAAACTGCAGACCGGTATGTGAAGTTCGTCGAAATGGGGGCGCTTGAAGCGACAGATGGGGCAGAAGCGGATTATCGCGAAATTCTGGCCAGCATTATCGACCTTCAGGAAATTGATAAGGTCCGCGTCAGCGAAATCCCCATCGACCCCAGCGGGGCCACGGCACTCAGCCACGAGCTGCAGGACCACGGGTTTGAGCCCATTTCTATCCGGCAGGACTACACCAACATGTCGCCGCCGATGAAGGAGCTGGAAGCGGCGCTCGCTGGCGGTCGTTTCCACCATGACGGTAACCCGGTCCTGTCATGGTGTATCAGCAACGTTATCGGAAAAAATGTCCCCGGAAGCGACGATATAGTCCGACCGACGAAGGGCGACAAGCAGTCAAAAATCGACGGCGCGACAGCGCTGTTTATGGCTATAGGCCGCGCAATGCTGAACGGTCGGGCCAGCAATCAATCCGTTTATGATGAGGAAGACGTCGCATGTTAACGGCAATTATTACTTTTATGATCGGCCTGTTCGGCGCGGCGCTTATCTCGTTTGGCGCGTGGATGGTGTTTCCGCCTGCAGGCATTATTGCTGCAGGCGTGTTTTGCCTTCTGGCATCCTATTTTGCTGCCAGAGCCGCTGCGCCTGCGAATGATTCTCCAGGGGGTAACTGATGTTCATTCCTCAGTTCTTCCGGGGCAGGTCGCGTCCGGGAGGGAGCAACTGGACAACGGTTCTCGGTAGCGTCAGCGCCAGCAAGAGCTCATCGGGCATGCTGGTGACGCCGGAAACGGCAATGGGGATCGGGGCTATTCGCGCCTGTGTGACGCTCCTTGCCGAATCCATCGCCCAGCTGCCCGTCGAGCTTTATCAGCGCGACGAAAAAGGCGGTCGGCGCAGGGCAACGGATCATCCCCTGTACGATGTGATCCATTCGCAGCCAAACAGAAAGGACACCAGCTTTGAATATTACGAACAGCAGCAGGGCGTGCTGGGGCTTGAGGGGAACAGCTATTCCCTGATTGACCGGCACGGCAACGGCGATATCGCTGAACTGATACCGATTAACCCCAAAAAGGTCATCGTCCTGAAAGGGCCGGACGGGATGCCGTATTACGAGCTGCCTGAGCTGGATGAAACGGTGCCGATGCGCATGATGCATCACATCAAGTATTTCTCGCTCGACGGATACATCGGCACCTCACCGATTCAGACAAACGCGGACGTTCTCGGGCTGGGCATGGCGGTTGAGCAGCACGCCGCGCAGGTGTTCGCCCGTGGCACCACGATGTCCGGCGTGATTGAGCGCCCCAAAGAGGCGGGAGCCATCAAGAGCCAGGCGTCAATTGACAAGCTTCTGGCCAAATGGACGGACCGCTATTCCGGTGTGCGAAACGCCTTCAGCGTGGCGCTGCTGCAGGAGGGCATGAGCTATAAGCAGCTGTCGCAGGACAACGAAAAAGCGCAGCTGCTGCAGTCGCGGCAGTGGACGGTAAACGAGGTGTGTCGGCTTTACAAAATCCCGCCGCACATGATTCAGCTTCTCGACAAATCGACCAACAACAACATCGAGCACCAGGGGCTTCAGTACGTGATGTACACGCTGCTGGCCTGGCTGAAGCGCCATGAAGCGGCGATGATGCGCGATTTGTTGTTACCCAGCGAGCGTCGCGACTTTTATATCGAGTTCAACGTCTCGTCGCTGCTGCGCGGCGATCAGAAATCGCGTTACGAGTCCTACGCGCTGGGCCGCCAGTGGGGCTGGCTGTCGGTAAACGATATCCGGCGCATGGAGAACATGGCCCCGGTAGAGGGCGGCGACAAGTATCTGACGCCGCTGAACATGGTCGATACCAGCACCGTTCACGGGCTGGATAAAGCCACCCCCGCGCAGATAAGCGAAATCAGCGCAATCCTGCAGCGAACTGCATAAAACCTGATTATCAGGCTCTCACAGGTATACACAATGTCGAAATTAATCAACCTGCCGCACCTGGCTGACCAGGTGTTCGGGGTGCCTCACTACGCCACGCGGCAAATCATGGACTCGGTGAAGTCGATCCTGGTTCCTCGCCTGCAGGGCATGAATGTGGCCCCGCTGGAAATGGCCCTGGGGCCGGATGAGTCACAGGAAACGAATGAACCTCAGCAAAGCGGCGGCGGCGTGGGCGTTATTCCTGTCCACGGCATCCTGGTCCCCCGGCGTGGCCAGATCGTGAATATGTGTACGGAGCTGAACAGCTACGAGCGTATTCGCGGCCAGCTGGCTTCCCTTCTGAACGACCCGGGCATTAAAGAAATCGTGCTCGATATTAACTCGGGCGGTGGCGCGGTATCGGGCTGTAAGGAGCTGGCAGACTACATTTTCCAGTCGCGCAGCGTGAAGCCCATTACGGCCATCGTGAACTTCAGCGCGTTCTCTGCGGCGTACTTTATCGCGTCGGCCTGCAGCAAAATTATCGTCAGCGAAACCAGCGGCGTGGGCTCCATCGGGGTCATCCTGGAGCACATGGAAGCATCGAAATGGGAGGAGAGCGTGGGGCTGAAATTTACCACGTTCTCGCGCGGCGATAACAAGAACAACGGATCCCCACATGAACCGCTGACGGAGCTGGCCACGTCCCAGATACAGGCGATGATCGACGGTGCATACCAGACGTTCACATCCTCCGTCGCGCAGTATCGCGGCATAGATATCGACGCCGTTATCGGCACCCAGGCCGCGCTGTATTTCGGGCAGAACGCCATAGCGGCAGGGCTGGCAGATGAGATGTCCGATCCTCAGTCAGCCATCAACGCGATTGCCGCGAAATACAAACCCTCGCCCCAGCAATCCAGTATCCAGTTACGTGCTGCTGTTATGGATCAGCAGGCCCGTATGTAACCCGACGCGAAGCGTCACCGTAAGCAGCCAGATGGCTGCTTTTTTTATGCGTAAAAGAGAGAAAAACGATGAACAAAATCGAAGAACTGCGTCGCCAGCGCGCGGGTATTAACACTCAGGTTCAGGCCCTGGCACAGATTGAAATGAACGGCGGTACGCTGAGCGCGGAGCAGCTGGAGCAATTCAGCGATCTGCAGGCTCAGTTTGATGAGCTTTCAGCATCCATTGAGCGTCTGGAAGCGGCAGAACGTCTTGCCGCCACCACGGCAGTTCCGGTGAAGGCTGCGCAGAACGGTCGCAATGCACCGGCTGTGCAGGTAAAAGCCGAACCGGCGCAGTACAAAGGCGCAGGCATGACCCGCATGGTGATGGCCATCGCGGCAGGTAAAGGCGACCTGCAGCAGGCCGCGGCGTTTGCTGCGGAAGACCTGAACGATCAGGGGCTGTCGATGGCTATCACGACCGCAGCCAATTCAGGCGGCGCGCTCGTTCCGCAGAACATGCAGAACGAGGTGATTGAGCTCCTGCGCGACCGCACCATCGTGCGTAAGCTCGGGGCGCGAAGCATCCCACTGCCGAACGGTAACCTGGCGATCCCGCGACTGGCCAGCGGCTCAACGGCAAGCTATGTCGGTGAAGGCAAGGATGTGAAGGCGAGCGGTGCGACTTTCGATGACGTCAAACTGAACGCCAAAACGCTGATCACCATGGTGCCGATTTCCAACCAGCTGATTGGTCGCGGCGGCTTCAACGTCGAGCAGCTGATTTTAGGCGACATCATCAGCGGCATTTCCACCCGTGAAGATAAGGCGTTTCTCCGTGACGACGGTACCAACGACACCCCGAAAGGGATGAAGGCCGTGGCCACGGCGGGTAGCCGCACGCTCCCATGGGTGGCGGACGAAGAAGTGAACCTGCAGACCATCGATACCTACCTTGATGCCCTCATCCTCATGGCCATGGACGGTAACAGCAATATGCTGAAGAGCGGCTGGGGCATGTCCAACCGCACCTACATGAAGCTGTTCGGCCTGCGCGACGGGAACGGCAACAAGGTTTATCCGGAAATGGCAACGGGGATGCTGAAAGGCTATCCGATTGAGCGCACCTCGGCTATTCCGGCGAACCTGGGCACGGGCGGCAAGGAGTCTGAGATTTACTTTGCGGACTTCAACGATGTCCTGATTGGTGAAGACGGCGCAATGGTGGTCGATTTCTCCCGCGAGGCGACCTACATCGATGCAGACGGGAACACCGTTTCCGCGTTCGCGCGTAACCAGTCCCTGATCCGCGTCATCATGGAGCACGATATCGGCTTCCGCCATATCGAAGGCCTGGCGCTGGGTACCGGCGTTACCTGGTAATACTCCGACAATCGTGATTAACAGCCCGCCCCGCGCGGGCTTTTTTACAGGTGAACATCATGGCTCCTAAAACCAAAAACACTCAGAAAGACGATACCGCCACCGACACCAATGCCGAGCCAGCGGTAACGACTGCAGCTGATACTTCAGCACCTGCACCAGATGTTAACACCGGTTCTGCAGGCGAAGCCGGTGGTGACGGTGATGGTACCGAACCCGGTCCGGACGGCGACGATACGGATTCAGGTGGTGATGCGAAACAGGATGAAACCCCAGAGGAACGCATGTCAAAACTGACTGGAAAAGTCGCTGCGGTACAAAACGGGCGCGTCGCGGTGACGTTCCTTGGTCCGTTCAGCCGCTACAGCCGTGGCGATGTGGCCTGCTTTGACAGCGCCGTCGCGCAGGACATGGTGGACCGAAATATCGCCGTCTGGGCAAAAGATGCAGAACGCGCCCTTCAACCGAATAAGGACGATGACGCGCATGATACTGACATTGGCTGAAGCCAAAACCCAGCTGCGCCTCGAGCTGGATTTTGATGAGCACGACAGCCTGCTGACCAGCCTGATTGGCGCGGCTCAGCGCAGCATCGAGCGCAGCTACTACTGCAGGCTGGTAGAGAACCAGGCGCAGCTTGACGCACTGCCTGACGGTGAGACGGGTTACATCATTGATGAAGATATCAAGCTGGCCGCGAAGATGATGGTCTCGCAGTGGTATCTGAATCCCACCGGCACGGCAGAAGGTTCGCCGTCCGATTTGGGCGTTGAGTACCTGCTGTTCCCGCTAATGGAGCATACCGTATGAGTGACCCCCTGCGCCCCGGCGAGCTGAACTGCCGGATAACACTTAGCTACATGGAAACAGAACGCGGGGAGCTCGGCGAGACGCTTCCGGCCCGTGAGGTGAGCGCCGGAAAGGCCTGGTCCAAAAAGGAGCTGGTATCCGGGCGGAAGGTCAGGACGCTGGACCAGCAGCAGGTCGTCGAAACGTGCCTCTTCACGCTGTACCCGCGCAAGGTTGACGTGGACTGGAAGGTATCGACAGCGGACCGGGTATATACCGTTCGCAACGTCGAGCGCCTGACGGATCGGATAATCATCACCGGAGAGGCGGATTCACGCCATGATCGAGTCAGCAATTAAAACCGCCGTCGAGCGGATTACCGGGCTGGATACGTACCCGCTGCTGCTTCCGGATACGATGCAGGAAGGCGCGACGTTCCAGCGTATTTCTGACCCGCAGGTTGGTGACGGACTGAGGCGGACCGGGCTGTCCGAGGTCCGGATACAGATTTCGCTTTATGTTGTCGATGTGTCGTCTTCTCTCTCAGAGCTTGAGCAGACCGTCGCAACGGCTGATAACGCGTTGGGTCAGCGAATAGATAGCATCAACGTGTCTATGGACGGCATGACGGGTGGGGTGAAAAACTCGGCTATCGCAATTATTCAGGGCAACCTGGCTCAGGTGGCCACGCGTAAATCGTTGTCGGCTTCAGTCGCCGGTAACAGCGCACAGCTGGACCGCATTGATGAGGTGATTGTCAACGACAGGGAGGCAACGGCGCGCTCTCTGCTGAGTCTGCAGACGGACGTTAACGGCAACAAAGCATCCATCAACAACCTGAATCAGACGTTCTCGGATTACCAGCAGGCTATGGCCACGCAGGTAAACAGCATCACGGCGACCGTTAATGGCCACACTTCTGCGATCACCACCAATGCGCAGGCCATTGCGAACGTCAACGGCGACCTGAAGGCGATGTACAGCATTAAGGTCGGGTTATCCAGCAACGGCCAGTATTACGCGGCAGGGATGGGTATCGGCGTGGAGAATACGCCATCCGGCATGCAGTCGCAGGTTATCTTCCTGGCTGACCGCTTCGCTGTTACCCACCAGGCCGGAGCGACCGTTACGCTTCCGTTCGTTATCCAGAACGGGCAGGTAATTATCAGAGATACGGTAATAGGCGATGCCACTATCACGCGAGCGAAACTGGCTGAAACAATCAGCTCGGTTAACTACGTTCCGAACCAGGCTGGCCTGTCCATAAACTTTAGAACGGGCACGCTTGAGAACTACGGTTCGACAGCTGGCGAGGGGGCCATGAAACAGACCAACCAGACAATCAGTGTACGGGACTCCAACAATGTGTTGAGGGTGCAGATCGGGAGAATCACTGGTACATGGTGACGGGAGGCCTCTTGCGGGGCCTCTATTTTTTCAGGAGATACGATGGCGGAATACGGTGTTCAAACATGGGATGCATCAGGCAAGGTTAACAACTATGGAATTAAGCCAGTCAGCGTTTGCGGCTATCTGCAACTGGCCGTTAACCAGAAAACAGGCTCTTATTCCGTTGCCCTTCCACCGGGTTGCAAACTGACCTACTTTCAGGCCATGAACGATGATAAGTGGGGAACAGGAAGAAGGAAGATCTCCATCTCCGGCGGTACTGCAACGGTTTCCTCTGTGGGGGATACCGACTATTCCGCAGGGACTGAACCCGCAGTTGCAGCTTTTCTCATTTTCCAGATCGAGAGGGCATAAATGGCGCAGTACGGCGGTTTACTGACGACGACGAGCGGTGAGGTATGGGTTACCGCGAACAGCTCGCCAATTGCATTACAGGCGCGAAAGACAGCGGCACTGCAGGGAACCTCGGGTTTCAATACAAAGGTGACGCACACCTTTCCCTCAGGTCAGCCCGTTGTGGCCTTCGTTCATTGCACGGTTGAAGTGGAAATCACTCAGACGGTAAGCGGAAACTCCATCACGATTGATTTTCTCAGACCTAATGCAACCGGCACAGCGTACGTTTATTTTTTCACAATTTTCCCCCAGACAAAGCCAGATTACGGGATGGCCGTGTGGGATGCATCGGGGACCCTGATTTTAACCCACGAGACGCGCACGCTCGGCGATGTTGTTACCATAGGAACTGCCGGAGTAGATGCAAGCTCAGGCTACAACATCAACACAACCCGGGCGGGGAAGTGGGCTTGCATGCCCGTCATGCTCGGCCTGATTACCGGGGTTATATCAGCCGGTGGCCAGCCGCAGCCCTACGCTGCAATTTACAAGAGCATGGCAAAACTCGAGGGAAGCAATACGCGGATATTTGCCAGACCTCAGACAACCCCCTCCGGAGGGCTGCAAAACGTCGCGTACTCAAACATGAGAAACGTCATCATGGCCATCAATTGCGCCAACTACGATTGATCGTTTTCAGCGATCAATTTCTAATAATTGATCTACCAAATCAATTATATCCCGTTGATTCATATTGTTATTGTGTAACCTTGTGAATGCCCTGGGATATAACCACTATGAAAAACATGATTCTTTGCCTGGCGGTGGCGGTTTTACTCTCCGGTTGCGCTGGCGTTATTGAGAAACAGCAACCTGTGTGTTCCGGTACAGCCCTTATCGGCGGGCAGGAAAACAGTGTCCAGATTTACGGAGTGCGTAAACAAAACAATCAGACCCAGTACCGCGCCGGTTATCCCTTTAACTGGACCTGGGTTAGTGCCAACACGTTCACCAGCACCACCTGCCAATAACTCATTCTGTTTCAAAACAAACCTCGCTACGGCGGGGTTTTTTATTGCCTGGAGAAAATATGCTTTATAACACTGGCACCATCGCCGTTAACGGAAACACCGCAACCGGCACCGGCACAAATTGGACTGCACCAGCCAGCCAGGTTCGCGCTGGCCAGACAATTATCGTTATGTCCAACCCGGTGCAGATGTTTCAGATTTCATCCGTGAACAGCGCCACGTCACTGACGGTAACGCCTGCTGCATCACCGGCGCTCAGTGGCCAGAAGTACGGCATTCTGGTATCAGACAATATCTCGGTCGATGGCCTGGCGCAGGCGATGTCGCAGCTCATCAAAGAGTATGACGAGAATATCGGTGCGTGGGAGACATTCGCCACCACATCTGCAAATCAGAGCATCACTGTAACCATCAACGGCACCGCCGTAACCATCCCCGGCATCGGGAAATTGGCGCAGAAAGGGAGCAACGGTGCGCTTGCAATCGCTGACGGCGGGACCGGGGCAACGAAGGTGGAAGACGCTCGCACAAACCTCGGTTTGGGAAGTAGCGCGACAAAGGACGTCGGAACGNCTGCCGGGAACATCATGCAAGTGGGAGCATTTGGGCTTGGAACTATCAACGGAGACGGCCCACTGTTGGACGCTATGGACGCATTTACACCGACCTGTTTCTCCTCCCATCAAAATGACGGACAGACCCAACTGGGGTTGACTGCAAATACCGGCATTACGTCTATAGTCGTCAATCGGGGCAGCCGACCAACCCGTATTCATCAGGCCTACATTCTACGGCGGACGTGGTTTTCGTATTACGGTGGCTCGTCCTGGTCATATCAGGAGGCTTACACCACGGGTAATACCACAAAGTCCAGCGATGGCACACTAAAGGCAGCGTCTCCTGTTGCCCGTATCGTAGCGAGCCAGGAAGCGTGCCAGCGCGCCGATATAGAGGAAGATGGTTTCTCATGGTGTGGCTGTGGAACGGCGAACTCTGAGGCGGAGGGAATAACTCTTTTTCGTCTCGACGTCGGTGTTTACGTGCTCGCCGGTTCGACAGGCCTGGCATCAGAAGGCTGGCAGTTGCTGCCGCCAATGGACCCGGGCGGCATGGGAGAGCTGGGGGTGGTTGAGGCAGAGCAAACCGACAATGGCGAGCTAATAATCCGACTGTTTAAGCGCAAATTCATGCTGAGCGATGACGGAGAGATGATCAAAACGAAAGGAGAGCTGATAGATGTCCCGGCGAACAGCTGGATCGATGTTCGCCTAGATATGCCCGCAGATTCACTTTTTAACCAGCGAATGAGCCAGGAGCGGGAGGCTTAGCGTCTCCCTCTAATGCGCTTACGCGGATTGCCAGCGCTTTGATTGCCGCCAGCGCATCGAGCACCAGAGGATTGAGGTCAAGTGTCATTTTTCCCGACTCCTCAGCCGAGTGAACATATTGCGGATCTATCTTTTCCAACTCCTGAGCAATAACGCCGCGCCGAATGGCTTTCTCTTCATCAGCAAGGTAGTAGAAGGTCTTGAAATCCATTGCCTCGATGTTTGACAGCGATTCGTTTAGATCCAGATCCCCGGTCACTTTCTTAAAGTTAATGTCCGATGTTCCTGCTGACTGAAATACCGTCCACGGAGCATCTGTTTTTGTAGTTTGAGGATTCGTGTTTAACAGAAAACGGCAATAGCCAGCTCCGCCAGTGGTAACCCACATTTGCGCTATGCGCTGAGTGTTATAAGAGCTTTGGTAGCCACAGCCATTGGCAGGAGCCCAACTGGTGTTACCGTCAGCATCACTGATAAACGATGAGTTTGCATCATTTGGCCTTGGAGCCTGGTATGTTCCAACCCCAAAAGCCCCTACTTGCATGATGTTCCCGGCAGNCGTTCCGACGTCCTTTGTCGCGCTACTTCCCAAACCGACGTTTTATAGATTGCTCTCGAGCAGCCTGGCCGATAACTTCACCAGATTTTTTAGCAGAAATAACTGGGTGAAAAATATGCAAATTGGCTATGTAAGGGTGTCAACAAATGACCAGAATACGGATCTTCAGCGGCAAGCACTCGAACGCGCAGGATGTGAACAGATTTACGAAGAAAAAATGAGCGGAACGGTAGCGAACAGGCCAGCACTAAAAAAACTTCTCAAGGCATTAAACGAGGGGGATACGCTGGTGGTCTGGAAGCTGGATCGCCTTGGGCGCAGCATGCGTAATCTGATGCTGTTGGTGGACGAGCTTCGGCAGCGCGGTATCCACTTTAAGAGCCTCACCGACAGTATAGATACATCAAGTCCGATTGGGCGTTTCATTTTTCATATTATGTCAGCTCTAGCAGAAATGGAGAGGGAGTTGATAGTGGAACGCACTCGGGCGGGTTTGGCGGTTGCGAGGGAAAAGGGGCGGATAGGCGGCAGGCGTCCGAAGTTAACTGCTGAACAATGGGCGCAGGCCGGGCGGCTCATTTCAAATGGTGTTGAAAGAAAGCAGGTAGCAATAATTTATGACGTGGCAGTTTGCACGCTATATAAAAAATTTCCTGTATCTAAGCTGATTTAA